CGCGGCGCGGCCGGTAGGAGACCACAGGCGATGGCGGCTTGACGCCGACCTGGTTGTCGCGGCGCGCGCCGGCGGCGACCTGGGCGGCCGGGATCGTGGTGCGGACCTTGCCGATGAACCCGCTGCGCGGAGCCATGGCTGATGGCTTCAGGGTGACCACCGAGTAGTAGCGGCCGCGCGGCTGCAGGACGATGGCCTCCTTCGATCGCGTGTCGCGCAGGATGATCCTGGGGCCGTCGTCGTAGACCTCGGTGCCGTTGCGCGCGATGTTCACCACTTGGCGCACCAGATCCTCTTCGAGGTCGCCGGTCTGCGGTGGGGGCATGCGCGACCGGCCGTACCGTGTCGCGTTGTCGACCATGTGGGTCATGCCGAAGCCTCGGTGGTCGCCCAGGTCCTGGCCGTACATCAGCCGGATCGGCAGGTTCTCGACACCCCTGAGACCGGCCGGCATGACAGCCAGGTCGCCGGTGTTGTTGGCCAGGAACTCGGGGGTCTCAGGGACCATCGCATCGTCAGCCGTCTCGACCCCGCGCGTGATGCGGCGAGCCATGCGAATGTCGGGGTTCGTGCGGCTGAAGACCCGCGGCTTGACCGGAGCGGGGGCTGGCGGGGCCGTGGCGACCACGAACAGGTCGGGATGCTGCTCCCGGACCAGGCGTCGGATTTCAGCGCCTTCAGCGTCGATCTCGGCCAGATGGTCGTAGGCGGCCATGCGCTGGGCGTCGGCCACGTTCACGCCGGCATCGCTGTACGCCGACACTCGAGCCAGGATCGAATCCACGTCGGCCGGGTTCATGCGGTCGACCAGGGTCATGCAGATGGACAGGTTCATGCCGAATCTTCCTCGAAAACCCCGAGCTCGTACAGGGCCGCGATGAAGGCGACCGCGGCCTCCTCATCACTTTGGTGTGGGCGCCGGGCTGGCGCCGGGATGCGATGCGTCGTTGGCGGCCTCATCAGGCGGCCTGGCGCGTAGACAAGCGGGGGAGCGACGACGGCCGGCGGCTCCGGCGCCGCGCCGATGATCGGAAGACCGAAGGCCTCCTCACTCGGGATGCCAATCGCGACGATGCCGTTGGCGCCAACCGTCGGAGCGCCGACCTGCTCAGCTGACGTGATCCCGGTTGCCACGATCGCGGCGGCCACCACCGGGGCGCCCAGAGCCTCAGCTGAGGGCACCCCAACTGGGGTGATGCCAGACCCTACCTGGGGTGCGCCGACGGCCTCAGCCGTTGCGATGCCGGCAGCCACGATGGTCGCCGACAGGGTCGGGGCTCCAATGACCTCCGCCCCGGCGATCCCGGTGGCCACCACCGCAGCGCCAACCGCGGGCGCGCCGAACGCCTCGGCACCTGCAATGCCAGCCGAGACGACAGTAGCCGCCACCACCGGAGAACCGAAGGCCTCGGCGCTGACGATTCCGGCCGCAACGATCCCGGGAGTGCCAACCGTAGGAGCGCCGATAGCCTCAGCGCTCGCGATCCCGGTGGCCGCCACGGTGGCGCTGACAGATGGGCTGCCAACCGCCCCAGCTGTAGCGATCCCGGTGGCGACTACTCCAGCGCCGACAACAGGGGCGCCAAGAGCTTCTGCACTCGCGACCCCTGCCGCGGTGATGGCGGCGCCAATGACCGGGCCGCCAATCGCTTCCGCGCTGGAGATCTTGCCGGCACCGGTGATTCCTGCCGGAGGCGCTCCGCCGGTGAGCGCGAGCAGCAGGGACATGGTTTACGCCCCCAGGTAGTAGCTCACGTTGACCCGGTTTAGGACGGCCAGCCCGGCCGCCGCCGCAACGACCGTGGTAGCGGTGCCTGCGACAAGCGACTTCAGCGGCGTGGTCGGCGTGTAGTTCACATCCTCCTGCGTGCCGCCAGCGACCATCGCATTGCCGACCGACCACGCCGGCGAACCGGGCAGGTTCGTCGACGTGTGGATGATCGTCGCCGTGCCGACCAGGGCCGCCGTCGCGTTGCGGACGATGTTGATGTGGGTGATGTAGTGGAACAGGCCAGCTACGCCGGGCAAGGATGCCGTGGCGGTGGTGTTGGCTGCAGCGGTGGCCGTGACGTGCAGGTTCGAGGGGATCATCCGCGACTGGACGATCTGGTCTGCAATGCTCGCGCGACCGGTGACGGTGACGTTGCCGGACGTGTATGCAGACACCCGGAAGCGAACCCTGCGGAAGCCAGACACCCCGACGACGTAGGTGCCTGATGTTGTCGTAGCGATGACGATGGACGCCGCGAAGCTCTCCTGGACGATCGCGGCTGCAAGCAGCTGCTGCTCGACGTAGATCGGAAGCGCGAAGTAGTTGGTGCCGTCCACCGTCGCTTCGGCGACCAAGGTCAGCGCGGCGGCCGCGCTGCGCACGTCGAAGCGAGCAACGGCCTTGCCGTTGATGTCCATGACCAGCTCAGCATTCAGCGCGGCGAGCAAGCCGCCGGCGACGCGAGCGTCTGTTACGACCTCGCCGCCAATCGCATCGAGCTGGCCCTGGAACGGGTTGCCGCGCGCGTCGAGGATGAGTGATTCAAAGGCCATGATTTAGTCCGCCCAGACGTATCGAAGATTGAAGGTTCCGACCAGCTTCATCAGCGCGCGGCCGATGATCGTTCCACCGACCCCTGCGCTCGCCGACCCAGAGAATGACACCGGGAGAGTGCCGAGGTATCGATGGTCGTTCGCCGTGTGGTCTGCGGTGGTGTCGTCGGCCATCACGTACGCCTCGACCTTGCTCGTGCCGGAGATCGTCGCATCGGTGAACGCGATCGACGCCTCCTGCGCCCCCGGGAAGACACCGAAGTCGATCGTGACGGTGCCTTGCCCGCTGGCCATTACAGCTTGAAGATCTTGTTGGCGCCGTTGTCCCAGGTGATCGGAACCACTTGGGATGCCGACGGGGTGAACGGCAGGCCGCTCGCTGGCGTGTCGATGTACGCGATGAGACGAGCTGTCGCGTCAGCGCCGGTGTGCAGGAACACGGCCAAGGCCTTGCACGCTGCGGCCGCGGTTGCGGTCAGGGTCGTGTCGTTGGCATCGAAGACGCCGCTGGTGTAGACCTTGCCGGCCAGGGCGGCGCTGCGGCCGTTGTCGACCGCACCCATGTCGGCCAGGAACTTGTGGGCCGCACTGAAGGTGTAGGTCGACAGGACGAGCATCACGCGGATGTCGCCCGTCATGGCGATGGTGGTGTCGAGAATGCCTTCTCGGCCCGGGTCGTAGAGTGCGTTTGCCATCTTGGTTTCCTATGACGTGATGTCGGGGTACACGGGGATGATGGCCGTCATCACGCCATCCTCGTCGCGCTCGATCATGAACTTGCTGGGCCGCACGAAAGGCCTGGCCGTGGGCGCCTGCTGCTGCATGCGGTCCATGACCTCGGCCATCATGTGGGTCATCTGTTGCCCCTGAGCCGCGACGATGGATGCCTGCATGGCCATCACGCCCTTGACTCCCTCCAGCGGGTCGACCGGTGCCTGCGGGGCTACGGCCTGCGGCTCGGAGGTCGGCGTCTTGACCAGCTCCATGCGCGCGCCGCCGGCGTTGACGGTGCGGCCGCCAACCTCCATCACGGCCCCCGACTGGGCGGCCATGCGGGTTGCGTCGGCGAGGCTCTTGACGACCTTCATTGGCGGCCCTTCATCGCTTCGGAGAACATGATCGACGCCGCCTCGGCCTCGCGCCTCATCGCGTCAGCATCCACAACCGGGATGTCGTGACGTCGGTCATACCCGCGGCGAGGGGCGCCGACTGGAGGCTCCCACACTGGGCGGCCTCTTTTGGCGTTGCGCTTGTAGACCACATGTGATTCCTAGACGACCAGGAACCCGAGGGTCGACGAGGCCATGTAGAACTGTTGGGCAGCGGGCGCTCCCACGACGACGTCTCCGCGCGCAGGAGACCCGAGGACAGACTCGTCGGTGGCGATGTCCGACACCTTCGCGGTGTAGCTGCCATCGGCGAGGCCGTCGAATCGAGCGGACAGGTCCGGCGTACGCACCGACGCAACGGCTGGCGTATCGACATTCGGTATCAGCTCGAACAAGCGGTGCAAGAACGTCTTGCCGGTCGGCAGCGGGGTCTCGACGGCGGTGACTTCGACGATCAGGGAGCGGGTCATATCGGCGCCTCCATGGCGGTGGTGGCAACGGGCGGCTTCGGCGCGGGCGCCGGAATCGGCGGTGCCGGGTAGAGCAGGCGAAACGCGAGCAGACTGGATCTGGCCTTTGACAGGGCCACGACCCCCGTTGCCCCACCCTCGGCAATGGCGGTCATCCACTGGCGCACCAGATCTTCATCGGTCCACACCGATTTCATGTCAGCCCTCTGCAGGTCCAGCTCGGCGGCATACCGAAGCGCCGACGCCATCGCTAGCTGGCTTGCGGCCGCCTCTCGTTGGGCGGCGGCACAGTTGGCCTCGGCCTGCAGCTTCTCGACGTGCTGGCGATCGGTGACGACGGCCCGAGAAGTGCGCTCGTCCTCGTACCGAAGATCGCGCAGGATGTTCTGGTAGCTCCACCAGGCCTGCCACTGAGCGTCGGTGGCGGTGTTGGCTGGAGGGGCTGGCGGGACCGGCCCGGTGTAGGTTGGCATGCTCTTGTCGTTCCTGTTGGGTCACCTGGCGATGCAGGCAGCCAGCTGCTCGGCGATCTGCCGGCGCTGGTCGTGGTCGGTCAGGTACTGGGCTGCGTCCACCGTGAACGTCGCCGTCTCGCCGGTGTCCTGGATCAGAACGGGGAAGCTGACCTTCCTCCCCACCAGGGCCTTGTACCCCTGCGAGAACGGGCCGGCAAGCTCGGCATACTCCGGCCC